CCCCATGAGTATTTTCGTGTTTTTGCGCCTTCGGCTATTTTTGTTGCTGCCTCTGTTGCGGCTCTGCCGACCATTGCAGCTGGGCCGTCTATATCGGCCTTGAACTGCGCGCCTCTGGCTTGCTGTGATAGTAATTTGACTTCCGCTGCTATTCGCATTGCTTGCCGAGCTGATGCGGCAAAGTCTGGGACCACTTGTTGCGCTCCCCCGGACGCTCTAGCTCCGGGTCCCCCAGTTCCCGATAATATCGGGTTAAGGCCTGCTAGCCTTAAATCTTTTACCTCTTTTTGATGAGCGGTTGTTGCCATTTCTCGCTGAAAGCGAATGTTCCTTCTACTCGCTCGAGCGGTAGCGCTCGCTGATAGCGCCGCGCCCCCTAGGGCCGCGGCGCCACCCAATACTGATGAGTGCAATACCATTAGAAATGGTCAATGAGGCCGGGTACGCCGTACAACGGCATCGGCCTTGCACAACGTAGACTGAAGTATACGTCTAGGATGAAGTGTGGCTCGCTTGGCACCGCTATTATTCTGTCTATAGGTGGCGTGTCCTCTATGAACAGATCGTTTAACACAGGCAACTGTGTGAAGCTCTGTGATAGATGCCAAGCATCTAGTGTTTGCGGATCGTTTGACCTCAGTTTTCCACAAATTTGCCCGGGTCGAAATCGGTATTCACCATACCTTTCTTGAAATCCCCATGTCGCCTCATCGGCTGTAGGGTCGGTTACTCCCTGCATGAATATTTCTTTATTTTTTACGGCTTGCTCGCCTATATTTGCCAACGCCGGCCAGTAGTAGTCGAACCTTGTAAGCCGACTCCACATTCTATTTAATCCTTGCTGATAGGTTAGATCTGCACGAACTGATATTAATCCAATAATCGTTACGTGCTCTGTAAATGACTTTGTAAAGCCATGATTTGTAAATTCGCCTACTCCTACACCTGCCAGATTCCCTTGCGGTGTTAACGCCGTTTGTACGTCAGTGGCTGTAAACCCTGTCTGTGCGATCGGCGTTATGTTAATTGGTGTTGACCCCCCTCCTAAATATTCGGGACGCGTAGCGCGCAAGTCAGGGCTTGTTACGCCGAAGTGTGCTTTTGTTATCTCAATAAGCCTTGTTCCTCCACGAGCATCACGTTCTAGCAAACGCTGAACTTGGAAGCTTTGCCTTAGCTCGTTGATTGTTGCCGATGTTGCATCGGTTAAATTTGCTTCTAGGGTTCCCTTCGGATCGTAGTAGACCGCTGTTCCACCAGCGTCTACATTGCCTGGTGCATCCGTTCCTATATCGGTAATCCCCGTTATCGGGGTATCCGATGATTGCGAATTAACACCACCGGCCTGTCCTACTCCGAGGACTATCTCTACCGGCGCCGATGTTCCCAGCGGTAATAATACCGCGTCGCCTTTTTGCGGAAAAGGTAGGCTCGAGGTAAAATAGTCGTGCCTTTTTCCTCGCCTGGTTAATTTGTAGGTCGACTCCGGATCCGGTCCGTCTCCCAACGGAACCGGTAACGAGTCTTGTAAATTCTGGTCTCTGTACCACTCGTTATATATCAGGTTAAACGCCCTTAACGGCAATGCCGAATGGGTTATACCTTCGATTAATGTTGGTATACCGAGGTAATCATATATTCCCTCGTTTGGATATCCCCCAGCTGGGGATACTATCTGCGGGATCGTAAAGTCGGTTGAGTCGCTCGGGTTTGCTTGCTCTCCCATGAATTTCGCCCAGTTGTCCCAGATTAATCTGTTTGGAACCGCAAAGAATTGCGTTTCTATAAACATGTTATCCATAGTTGGGAACAACGGTGTTGAGAGCCTAGCCAGGGCTGCAGTATTTAACGTGAACGTATCTCCTGGCAATCCCTCATCGCAGAAGAATGGGATTAGAAACCCACCGTTAAATGTACATTTGTAAGGACTTGATCGATCGAATGACGATCGTTGAATTTCCGCTCTAGGTACTTCGCTAAACTGATGTTGACTTACTGATTTTCTGGACGTAGCCCTTTGATGTTGCATTATTTAACCTCTTTTAGATCGCCCAACGGCGGGTCGGTGAATAATTGCTGTTGATTTTTTTCTGTTACGAATTCTATACCATTGCCCAACGCAATTGGATTATTTGTGAGGAATTTCGCTTTATCGTCGGACCATGATCCTAGATTAAACAGTGTATAGTCTTCGGGATGCTTCCCGAATTGGTGTGTTGCATCATTGATGCAGTCGCCGAATACCCTCAACGCCATACCATCTTCATGCAGGAAGAATGGAGTGATATAGGCGTTCGCTTTGGAGTCATAGACTGCGAATATTTTGTGTTTCATATTATTTTTCTCTTTTGAAGTTTAACCTGAGCTTTTTTACAGACTTCCCGGGTTTTAAGTCTTTTTAACGTGTTATCTTTTATGTGTTCTTGAGCGAATTTCTCGCGATCCCCTTTAATCTGTTGATATAGCGTGAGATTCTCGCGCTCCAAGAGGGAGTCGTAATACCTCGGTGTCGGTACATGGTGGTATCCATTTTTTGACAATACGATGACATCGTCTGACGGGAATACATCTCCCTTGAAATTATCCCACCAACATCTAGCGATGCCGGGTTTATTAGACATCGTTGAGTACTCTTGTTGAACTGGGTAAATTTCACCGGTAATCTCGCATACTTTTTTGTAGTGCTCATCTTTTTTATCTCCGTTTATTTTTTTGGTTATATATCGCGCCACATATCCGGCGCTTTGTAGGGTTAGATCCATTACTGTTACGAACCCTTTTCCCCATATGGCTTTTAGGAATTCCGATTCATATACATTCCCTGATTCCTTTTCTTCGAATAGCTCTAAGTCTTTGAATTTATAGCCGAATATTACGGCATGGTAATGGGGTCGGCCTAGCCGAGATTCTAGTTGTGGTTTACCGATATCCTCTTCGAGCTCGGCGTACTCGCCGCAGTGATAGAATCGGATTTTTGTTTTTACTTTATGCCTAAGCTGTTTCATAAACAGCGTGTAGTCTTTTTTTATTAGTGTCCCGCCTGGCGGCAGGTTTTGGTCGTTATAGGTTAGCGTTATTACGCAATTTTCTTCATGCATTTGAGCCTCATGCATGATCCTTACCGACCACTGTCTGGAATAGTCCAAGCGGCAGCCTATACAGCGGCCGCATTTTATCCAGACTGATTTTTGTGCTTTGTCACCTGGTGGTGACTTTCCGAATTTTAATTGGCCTCCGCTTACAGCTTGATAGGCCTTTATCGGATGATAGCAAGTTATATTCTGTACCCACCGCGCATTATTCGCCCGGTATTATTTTTTCTGTGGGTTTTACTTGCTGTACGAGTGAACAATCGTTTAGATTTTCTCTTCGTTATTTTTCGTCGAAATGGCATAGCTTTCTCCTAGTCGTGTGACCATTGTGGTCACGTAGTACATATACGTCAAGTAGGGATATGTACTTTGACCCCCCATAGCCCCCCTAATTTTATTGTTATTTGTTTTCTGTTTGTATAGTTTTTTACAGGGGGGCGGATTAATGATTTTACATTAATTAGGTGGAAGACCACCTGGGTCGTTCCCCGGGTCCAGTCCCGGGTCACTCCTTTTCACTCCCCGTTTTCGCCGTTCCAGACGGCTCTGGCGGCGGGGGCGCCGCTTTTTTTGCATCCCCTTCGGGGATTATCGCTTCGCTCTTTTTAGCAGTAGAGGGCTGTTGCTGAAGTTTATGCGCTAAGCCCATTTCCTGCATTTCTGTTAGATTATTTTGATCTTGGACAAAGTCCAAGAATTTTGACGGGTCGTTATCGAACTTCGTTCTTATTGATGAGGGCAGTTCTGCGAACATTTTTTGCCCTCTAGCTACTATTTCCATAGAGCTTGTGAAGTCTTCGCTAGTGGCATAGCCATAGCTCGCTTCATGTTTGTTTACGTGGTCTAAAGCCCCCGTTTTTTGATATTTCGCCATTATGTTATTAATGTCGCATTCTTTAGTGAATGATTGTTTTGTTAGTGATACTCCGAGATCGCCTATATCGCCGAATCTCTCTTTTGGTCCGTATGCGGACCTGATTACGAATGGTGATTTTTTTGTCATCTGTTTCTACTCCTTGAACGCCGTGCCTTTGCACGTAATCGTTCCTTTTTAGATGTTCTTTTCCTGGTGAATGATCCACCAGGTCCCCGGTAACCTTCCCGGGTGTGCATGGGTCTATTATCTTCGAACGCTACCGCGTCCTTATTGAATCCCCATGAGTATTTTCGTGTTTTTGCGCCTTCGGCTATTTTTGTTGCTGCCTCTGTTGCGGCTCTGCCGACCATTGCAGCTGGGCCGTCTATATCGGCCTTGAACTGCGCGCCTCTGGCTTGCTGTGATAGTAATTTGACTTCC